AAAGTTTTCAAACTTCAGAGACTTGCAGTGACGCGTTTTATCTCCGGGCAGCCCATCGACCTCGAGGGCATCAAACAAGATAAGATTCTATTACCAAAGGTTTTACCCCGAGGTCTTAGAGATCTAATCGAGTTAGGTGACCCTTGAGCCATTAGGTGATCGTTGACATTGTTATCGATCAGTCGAGCGCTGCTAGGAGGAACGCCAGTGGACCTAACGACTATCACTAACGAAGACACTCATGATCCGTCAGCAATTTCGGATTACGAGATTCTTCGTTTTTGGCAGTCGTTAGGTAGACCAAAGCTTCAACATCAATGAAAGGAATTCCATTGAACCGTTAAGGCGGGTCCTAACGGACCCGGTCTGCAAGGAGCCCTAGCCGATTTATATAAGATTAAGGAAAGTCCATGGTTAGTGGATTCTTTCAAGATCTTTTATCCGGAAGAAGCTCCTCTGTGGAGACTGTTAAACTCCACATCTCATCCTCATCTTAATCTATTACTTCAATATTTCTCAGTCGTTCCAAAACGGCTAAGGAAGTTGAGTGTAAAAGATGACAGAGAGGCTAAGAGCAGAATCTTTGCTATCCTTGATTACTGGTCTCAATCTGCCTTAAAGACCTTACATAAGGAGACTTTCCGTCTTCTTAAGAAGCTCCCAGGAGATTGTACCTTTGATCAAGGACGTCTTTTAGATGCTTTTAGCAAAGATCAAAACGGTCACTCATACCACAGTATAGATTTGAGTGCAGCAACCGATAGGTTCCCAATTTTAATACAATTGCGATTACTAAGGTTACTGACTTCTCAACCTGTTTCTGAGGCATGAAGGAATATTATGGTCGGAGGAGAATTCACCCTGAAGGGAACCGCGGTAAAATACCGTACAGGTCAACCTATGGGGGCTTATTCTTCCTGACCTATATTCACTTTATCTCATCACATGATATGTTTCATCGCAGCTATGAGAGCTGGGTTAACCCAGCGTCAAGCTAAAAGATGTTACATGATCTTGGGTGACGATATAGTGATCCATCATGATGTTGTGGCAATGAAATACCGTGAGATTCTTCAAAATCTTGGTGTAGAAGTAAACGCCCAGAAAACTCATACCAGTTTACACTGTTTTGAGTTCGCTAAACGTTGATTCTACCATGGTCTTGAAGTTTCTCCGTGACCAATCCATGCGCTCGT